TTTGATTGCTGGGAATGTAATTATTGCGATACAGTTGTTGAAGCACATCTTAAAAAACAAGAGAGAGTATGTCACCCATTTGTAACCAGATGTTTAGACTCTATTGATAAAGCTATTGAAGGGAAGTCAAAATTTGATCACGACATTCAGGGTCTAACTTCTGATAAGGTAAGGCACTTCCTCAACAATCTATGTTCTTACGAGGATACAAAGTATCTAGAAATTGGTGTGTTTAATGGCAGCACATTCTGTGCAGCAATTCAAGGTAATGATATTACTGCTTATGCAGCAGATCATTGGCGTGATGTAGATATCAAACCAATCAGAGAAGACATTCCATGGGATGATGAAGAAGGATCTATTGAAACTTTCATTGAGAATGTAAAATCTGTATGGACAGACAACAGCAACATTGCAATTTTAAATGGTGATATCCGTGAAGCTACAGAAGAAAATTTAGATAAAAAAGTAAATACTATTTTTTATGACGCAGATCATGAATTGAATGTACAGAGAAGTTGTTTAAATCACATTCTTCAATATACAGAGAATGAATTTATATTAGTGGTTGATGATGCAAACCTTGATGGTGTATTAACATCGACAAAAGATTTTATTGAAGAGAATAAGATTACAGTTTTGTATGAAAGAAGTATTCTTACTGGTGAAATTGAAGATACAAATTCTTGGTGGAATGGAATAAACATTTTTGTATTAAAAAAATAATGAATTTAATTGATATTTTTCCTAAAGTTATTGGTAGAGAACTTTACCCAAATAGTGATGTTGTAAAGAAAGAAATTATCGACATGATGACAGGTGAAAATATGATCACTAATGCAATGGATAACAACCTACATCATTACGACAATACATCTGGTAGATCATTTCTACACAGAAAAGAAATGTCAGAATTTAAACAGTGGTTAGAAGATCAATGTACTTCTTTTGTTGCTGATGATTTGGGATATGATCTTCCTGAGAGAATGATTATTACTGATAGCTGGTTAAATTTATGTGATACTGGTGGAAGTCAGTATCCACATTTTCATACTAATGCATTTATATCTGGAACATATTATGTTTGTCATGAAGAAGGACATGCACCATTATTTTTCAGACATCCAGATGGTTCTACTCATTCACAAGCACCATCAATTTCATTGCTACCAGACATGAATAAGCTAGGGAAATATAACTGTGATGTTATCATGCACCCTTCTGAAGGAGAGGTGATGCTATGGCAATCTAATCTTACCCATGGTTATTCTGATAACAGAAAAGATGGTAGAGTTTCTATCTCTATGAATTTCATGCCTTCATTAATTGTTGATGATAAGTATTCATATAGGGTTTCTCCAACATGATAAATACAGTATACAATATCATATTTGATAATAATGACCATGGATCCCGAACAACTCAAAAAGAATTTTGAAGAACAAATTGCTACTACTGTAAAGCAAATTGGCGAACTGGAAACAAACTTAGCGAAAGCAAAAGAATATAAAATTAAACTAGAAGGTGGTCTAGAGACTATTGGATTACTTTCTGGAGAGGGACAGGAAGAACCTACAGAACCTCCTACTGAAGCATCACCTGCAAGCATCGAACCTTCCTAAATAGGAACGAAGGGATTTTTTGTGTGTAATGGCATCTCCAAACTCAAGAGCTGATCTCATCACATATTGCAAGAGGCAATTGGGTGAACCTGTATTGCAGGTTAATGTTGATGACGAACAGGTAAATAATGTAATTGATGATACCGTTCAGTTTTTTCAAGAGAACTGTTACAACGGTATGGAGCGTGCTTTTTTATATCACGAATTAACTGAAGACGATAAAACTAGGTTTGCAGCTAGTGTATCCACAACCAAAACAGATGGGGCCGATACTGTAACTTGGAAAGAGACTACAAATTATATACCTATACCATCCCATGTAACTGGTATTAGTAAAGTATTTGGTCTTGTCAGTAACTCAATCCGTTCAAATCTATTTGGTATTGAGTATCAAATGTTCCTGAATGATCTCTATGCATTTGGATCACTTGATATCCTCAACTATTATATGACTAAGCAATATCTAGAAACTCTAGATATGGTTCTAAACAATGGAAGTTTCCAGCAGTTTAGATTCACAGCACGTCGTGATCGTCTTTATATGGATCTAGATAAGGATTTCTTGAAAAAAGAATCTAATATCCTTATTGAATGTCATCGCATGATTGACCCCAATGATGCTACTGAGATGTACAATGATTTGTTTGTTAAACGGTATGCCACAGCTTTGTTAAAGAAGCAGTGGGGTCAGAACTTAATTAAGTACAACAACGTTCAGTTACCTGGCGGCATCACGCTTAACGGTAGAGAGTTATATACAGACGCACTAGCAGAAATTGAGAAAATCGAAAGCGAAGTTCTCAGTAAGTATGCAATTCCCCCTATGGATATGATCGGATAAAATGCCTACCAGTTCCTATTTTCCAACATACTATCAAGGTCACAGTGGCGAACAAGGTCTCGTTCAGGATCTTGTGGATGAGCAAATCAAACTGTTTGGTACAGATATTTACTATATCCCCAAGATAGTTCTACAAGACAGCACTCTGGATGAAGTTAGATACACTAAGTATCAAGAACAATTCCAAATTGAGATGTTGTTACAGAACGTCATGGGTTTTGGTGACAACTCTGAGTTCATCTCCAAGTTCGGTTTAAGAATTACAGACGAAATTATCTTCCGTGTGTCTACAAGACGTTGGGATGAAGAGGTAGCAGATCATAATCCCAATCTCACAGTAAGTTCTAGACCTAATGAAGGGGACTTACTGTACTTCCCATTAACACAAGACATTTACGAAATTAAATTTGTTGGTAAGGAAGAACCATTCTTCCAATTTGGTAAGATCCAATTCTATGCTATCACTGCTGAGATCTATGAGGTTGGTAGTGATGACTTTGATACTGGAATTACTGAGATTGATGCAATAGAACAACTCTTTGACAATGCAATCAAACTGGTAATGGATCCTGGTGGTGCAGGAGACTTTACTGTAGGGGAGGAAGTTGTTGGTGATGAGTTCTTAGCAAAAGCAACATCTGCTATTACAGGCGATGCTGTTTCAGGTATTACAATTTCAGATGGTGGAGCACATTATAAAGTTGCTACACCACCATCCGTAACTATTTCTGGAGGAGGAGGTACAGGTGCAACAGCGACTGCAACAGTTAGTAGCACTGGTATCGTCAATGGTATTACTATCACTAGTGCAGGTAGTGGTTATACCTCCGCTCCTACTATTACTATTGATTACTCACCTAAAGACAATAGAGCAGAAGTCAAGTCTTGGGATAGCACAACCAGAGCTCTGTCAGTCATCAATAGAACTGGAACATTCACCACTGCTGAAGTAATCACTGGTTTAACTTCAGGTGCTAAGTGGAGTCCAGAAACTTTCGACACTCTAAATAACGTCAACAGCAACTACGATCAAAATAGACAGATCGAAAATGATGCTGACAATATCGTAGATTGGAGTGAAGGAAACCCATTTGGTGAATTTGGTAATTTTACAGGTAGTATCTAATGTTAGGATCACATTTTTATAATCAAATTGTTCGCAAGAACATTGTAGCGTTTGGTACGCTCTTCAATAATATTACTATGAAGAGTACAGATCCTAGCGATGGTTCTGTTTTAGAAGAATTAAAAGTACCATTGGCATATGGTCCTAAACAAAAGTTTATTGTTAGACTAGAAGAGAACGCATCTAATAGAAAAGTAGCAATCACTTTACCAAGATTGTATTTTGAGATGACTAGTATTGACTATGATTCAACTCGTAAGACATCTCCAATTCAAAAATACAAAACTATCATTGATGGTAATGGTGGTGAAGTAAGAGTGCAGTATGTGCCTGTTCCTTATAATTTAAGTTTTGAATTAGGAGTAATGGCAAAATCTCAAGATGATGCATTACAAATTACTGAACAAATCTTACCATACTTTCAACCATCATTTTCTATAACTCTCAATATGATTCCTGATATGGATGAGAAAAGAGATATTGCTATTGTTCTGAACAATGTTAGCTACGAAGATGAATGGGATGACAGTTTTTATGAGCGTAGATATATCATCTATACTCTCAACTTTACAATGAAGTCTTATCTGTACGGTCCTTACAATACTGCTGACGTTATTAAGAAAGCAATCATTCATGAAACACTTGGTGATGCTGCAGTTAATCGTAGAGCAATTACACGAACATATACACCAGTTGCCAAAACAGATATTAATACTGATGGTAATATTGATGCAGCAGATACTGCATTGTTAGACTCTGGTGATGACTTTGGATTTAATGAAGGGATTCAGATATTATGAGTAGCTTAGAAGATAACATGGAGGAGATGCTAAACATCAGTGTTGATGTTGAGTCGCAACCTATCAAACCTGCGGGTCATAAAAATGACAAGGATGATCAAACAAAAGACTATGAATATACTCGCGGAGAATTGTACTCACTCATAGATCAGGGTCAGGAGGCGGTCAGAGGCGCTTTAGAGGTTGCTCAGGAGTCAGGGCACCCAAGAGCGTATGAAGTCGCTGTAGCGGCAATGAAGCACGTCGCAGACATGACAGAGAAACTTCAAGCGTTGCATAAGAATATGAAAGACTTAGACGAAGAAAAGAAAGGTCCATCTAAGGTTACTAATAATGCTATGTTTGTAGGTTCTACATCAGAACTACAGAAGATGTTAAAAGATATGAGTGGTGGAAAACGCTAAATAATCCAGTTAACCCTGATACTTGGTATGAAAAAATACGAAGAATTTAAAAGACTCGCTGAGTCTGCCAAAGCTCAGGAGAACGAGATTTTAGAAAGTGCAGCCTGGACAAAAAAGGCTGGCAAATCAAAAGAAGGTGGACTTAACGAGAAAGGACGAAAGTCTTACGAGAAGGAAAATCCAGGATCTGACCTCAAGGCACCAAGCAAGAAGGCTGGAAATCCCCGTAGGGCATCGTTTTGCGCTCGAATGAAAGGAATGAAAAAGAAATTAACTTCAAAGAAAACTGCCAGTGATCCTGATAGTAGGATCAACAAATCATTACGTGCGTGGAATTGCTGACATACTTATTAAAAGTATGTTAAAATAAAGCAATTTTACCCACACAATCTATAATTACATTATGAGTTCTGATATGACAATGCGTTTAAACGATAGCGACATCACACGTTTAGTTAAAGCCTGCCAACTCTATCAAGAGAAGACAGGTTCTGAATACATGTGGGATGAATATAACGACTTAATTCAGAAACTTAACACTTATAAAGAACAATATTCTGTATCAAAATGAAAGCTTTAATCACGTTTCTGGTTGTGTTATTTTTTGCTGCGCCAGTATGGGCAGTAGATGTAGCAATGGGTGCTAATGGAAACCTAGCATTCTCACCAAATGAGATCACAATCTCTGCTGGTGACACAGTTCATTTTATCAATGAATCACTACCTCCTCACAATATTATTGTAGAAGCTCGCCCTGATCTTTCTAGAGAAGCACTATTGTTTGCTCCTGGAGAATCACAGGACGTTGTATTTGCTGACGCAGGAGATTATAACTTCTTCTGTGGTCCTCATCAGGGCGCAGGTATGACTGGTGTTGTTCACGTAAAGGGTGCATGAAAGTAGGACTTATAGGAATTATTGGAGGAATATCCTCTGATATAATGAAACAAGATATTGAAGTATGGGGTTATACAAATGATTATGATAAGACCCAAGAATATTATGAGAAAGGAGATCTTAGTGGATGTACTACTACACTAGAATATCTTTCACAAGTAATCCATCATGATGGAAAAGTACATACTGGTGCTGGAAAAATTCCTGCTGTTTTTATGATTAATCTACCACCAGAAAATATTGATAAAACAATTAATGATTTGGTAGAGCATTGTGAGAACGGTGATATCATTATCAACCACTGTAATTTTAATTTTAAAAACTATACAAAAAGAAGCAAGGAGTTATCTAAGTTAGGTATTCAACTAATAGATTATGATACCTCTAATGACAGTATTGTTGTTAGTGGATCAAAGGTTGCTATGGGAGTATGCTCTACTATTTTTAGATCTCTTGCACCTAATTCTAAATGGGATGAAGTAGCTATCTGGGGAACATTATAATAGTGTTTGTAAGTCAACACACAATTGCGTATTAATACTTATGTGATATACTATATAAATTTAGTATGGGATTGAAAGATCATGCCCCCGACTCAACAAAAGCATTACACAATTGGTTATTACGACAAGCAACATATTCACCACGAAATGTGTGGGTATGCGATGGACGTACATGAAGCCATAGAGAATTTAAAAGAGGATGTAGCTCTCCTAAGAGCGCATCCTCATTTTATTGACTACTGCAAACCATAGGATATTGATAATGGATAAATCAAAAACATTCAAATTTAAATATCTACTACAAGGATGGTGGTTGATATTAATTGTAGCAATGATTGCTTACGTACCTTCGATGGCATATGCAGGATGACACATCATATTTTATTATTTGTTAGACACACCATGGATAATTCATGGTCACTTGGATTTCTATCTTTGTCATTAGTAGTAATTCCTATTATAGGAATGGATCTCGTCCATAAACATGGATGGGAACATTGGGAACCTTTTGCAAAGGGACACAAATGATAAGTGGTATATTCGTATTCTCTTTTGTGTTATTACTCACGATAGGAATGGAAATTACTTGGCCTGTTAAGAAATGAATTTATTACTACGACCACTTGAGAACGCCAATAATCCTGTATGGTCAGTGATTATCATGGTAATCATTGCTGTTGGAATGGCACTAGGTTATGTCATATACATACTAAGACAAGCTTTTGCAGAATTAAAAGATGGGAGCAATGACACCACCGAGCAGGAAGTCCTGCTACAACTTCCGAGTGACGGAGATCAATCGTGTTCTTGACGGTGATACTATCGATGTCACTATTGACCTCGGGTTTGATTTATACAAGAAAGAAAGAGTTAGAGTTGCAGGAGTTGATACGCCAGAGAAAAGGACGAGAAATCTAGAGGAGAAAGCACTTGGAATCGACGCAACCAACTGGCTCAAAGAGAAACTCGAAGGCACGTTGGCTGGTGATGATGAGTTGTCTGTTAGGACTGAACTTGTTGGTGGCACTGGCAAATACGGGCGTCTTCTGGGTTGGCTTTACATTGGGGACGACAGTGTGTCCCTTAACGAGCAAATGATTAC